ATTTGTGGGTTGAATTTATCTAAACCCATTCCGCCTCCAAGTATATCATTACCTGAAGATTCAAATCTTTTAGTGTCCGCTTTCATTTTTTCTCTCCTATCCTTGCCCTGCTCTCTCATACTTTCTAAACTTCTATTCTCTATGCGATCTTGGTTTCTTAGGCTTTGATTTAAATCAAATTCAAATTGCATGAGCTCTTTTTTGAGTCTCACCTCTTCTTGAAGATGCGCTAATTTTGACTGAGCCTTAACTTGTTCTAGCTGCGTGTCCGCTTGAGCTTTTGCCTGATTTTTTTGCATCTCAGCTTGAGCAATGGCTTGTTGAGCCTGTGCATTCGCGTCTGCCTGAGCTTTCGTATTTTCTTGTTGGATTTTTTGATCACGTTCTTGCTTTTTCTTTCTCTTTATTTTTAATAGTTGATTTGCTAGTTTTACGTTTCTTATCTCACGTATGTCTATAGCGTCATCTAAATCTATTAACTGTTGAGCTAAAGCAGTCTGTATATTGTTTTCAAGTAGTTGTTTTTCTTCCTCATCAGGCTCTAGTTCTATAAATATACCAAAGTCATATAAATATAGCTCTTTCATTTCTTTTAACGTAGCTACATTGTGAGCGCCTATTGATTGAACAAACGCATCTGCTGTTGGTGAGTACTCTAGTATATCTGAGATACGAAGCGATAAAGCTTCTGCAACTTCAGCAGTCAAGAACATAGACCCAAGTAGTATATGTCTAGTTGCTACGTTTGAATTTGCTGCAGCTAGTTTTTGAACACCAACTAAAGACTTGGGATCAGGCATGCTACCGTCCCTTGCCTCATTAAGACCCGTTACATCGCGGATCATTTGCAAGTAGTAATTGTAGTTACCTATTAACGCCTGTAGCTTATTGCCAGCTCCCTGACCGTTAGATATTTGTTGGATAGGTATTTTACCAGGATTTTGCTCGCCGTCTTGAGTAAACGATCTACCAATTACACTACCTGTTTGGAAAAACATATTAAGCGCTTCCTGAGGATTGTAGTTTGTACCGTTACCTAAATCAACTTCAGCAAGACCATCCGCATCAAGATACACTCCATCAGGTACCATACGCGACATAACTTGCTGTAACTTAAGGTGGGTTAATTGAATCATGTCGGCAAAACCTGTTATTCTACCAACTAAAGATTCTATACGCCCTTCGTACATTCTTGGAGCTACAATACTGTAGTTCATCTTAACTTTATTAAAGTCAGATTTATTGCGCATCATGTTTTCGCACTTACACCACTTTAATAACTTATCCGTACCTAACACTAACGCTCCTTCAAAAACAACCTCTACAACCCTTTGAAGCTTGCTATAGCCTTCTTGCTTGTCTTCAGGTGGGTTAAATTGATCTGTTTTTTCTATAGCTTTGTATCCGCCAGTTTTAGTTTCCTTTACCTTATAAACATCGTTCATGTAAGTTTTATAGTTAAAATACAAAACCTGAACCTTGTTGTTGTCTGATTCTTTTATTTTTCTAGTAACTCCATATCTTCTAGTGGAATTATCATGAATTTCTTTAAGATCACCTTCACTTAAATTATCGAACTCTCTAGCTAGTTCGTTAATAGGTATTGTCTTTACTTCACCTATGTAGTAAACATCTTCAAAGTACGGAGACTCTGTGTAGGAATAAACTAAATTAGCTGGATCAACGTATTCTACGGTCGCTCCTTCACTCCAATTAAAACCTGTTTTTACACAACCTATTCCTAATACAGTTAAATCATATAGCATTCTACGTCTAACAAGATCGTAGTTATTACCCCTTAACAAAACGTTAATAGCTTGCTCTTCTGCAATTTCCACAGCTTGCTTATAATTAAGCTGCATGTGTAGTTCTAATTCTTCTTTAGTATCTGGTAACTCTTCCTTACTGTTTTCGTAAAGATCCATGCTAAACATCTTTGCAGCTTGGTCGTTGTATACCTTAGTATCCATGTCTCTCATCATAGATTCCATATACTCAGTACGCTTGTCTACGCCGTACTGATCTTGAGAGTAAGCCTTAACGTTAAACATACGCTCTGACATACCATTGACTACAATATCTACAAATTTAGGTATAATTGGCACTGGTTTCCAGTCTAAGTTTAGATAAGACAAATCACCGTTAATAGATAATTCATCTTTATACTTTTGTACAGACTGTTCGCCTCTCGCGTATAGTCTAAGATCACGAAACTTGTGTTGTGTGTTTCTATATCTGTTACTATGCGTGTCTTTAAACCACTCTTGTTCTATTGCCCTAGCAACCTTAAGCCCATACTCTGAACTCATTTTTTCTAGGTCAGGAACCGCTTGTGATGGAAAATTAACATATACTGACTCAGCCATGCTTTATTTAATTATTTGGGATGTAAACCCTTTATTATCGTATTTAGCTATATTTAAATTCAAAGGTGATCTTTCTGTTTTCGCATTTGGCGCGTATAAGTGTCTATTGCAAGCCATGATAGCTAAACCAGAACTTATCGACGCGTCGTGTTTAGTTCTTTTATTTATATCAAACCGAGCCCAATCGTTTAGTGTCTCGTTAAAATACATCGTGCCGTAATTACCATCGTCAATATGGCCTACGTGATTTTGAATGTACATTTCAATTGCCGCAGCGTGGGCTTGTTTAATATCTTCACTTGAATTTGGTATACCACCCACCTCTTTTTCTGCTGTAGAAAGTTTTTTCCAGCTTTTATCTGGTCTGTTCATACTGTAACCTCTGTAACCTCTACGGCGTAGATAGTACAATAGACGTGGTTTATTGTTCTCCGCGAGTAAAGGCATCCCGTAAAATACTAATGCCATTAGAACGTCCTCAAAGAACATCTCTGCGGTTTGTGGTCTCGCTATATACTCTAGGAAAAACGTACTTGACGGTGCGTCTTCCATAGAAAATTTTGTTAGTCCGTGTAAAGCACCTTTCGAACCGCGGCCATCAACAGTACCACTAATGTCATAACTGTCGCAACCAAAAGCCCCAACATGCTCGTTACCCGGGTATTTAACTCCATTTTTTATTATCTGCTTATTTTGCAAATGGGATGGTGGCACCCAAGTTACATTAAATCTTCCGCAAGGGTCTGGGTAAAATATAACCTCAGTATCCTTAACTCCGTTAACCCACCCAAAACTACCAGTCGTGGTATGAGAGTTGTATCTACTACCCTCGTTGTAATCTATTTGTTCGTATATTTTTATTAAGTTAAATATACTATTTTTTGTCTCATCCCTAAACGCGTGCTCTTCAGTACGTGGGAATTGTCTGTAAAACTCGTTTAACGCATCTTGATCGTCTTTTAATCCCGCAGCTTCATTATCCCAGTGCTCAATAACACCTACGTCTATTAATTCACCGTCTGGTCCATATCGTACATCATCACCTGGACTATCAAAGACTGGAAGTCCGTATTCGTCAATAAATCCTTCATAGTTCCATTCCATTGGGATAAAGAGAGAATAAAGGCCAGACTTCGTTTGTCCATTAGCATTTCGTCTTGATACGTCAGAATCATTGTATAGTTTTTTAAAGTTATCCCCACCTTTATCAAGCGCGTTACTGGTTGAACCCATCATGCACTTACCAACGATTCTACTACCTAACCTTAAACAGGTTTTAGTAACTCGCCAGTTGTTTAATATGTTATCAGGTCTTTCCCACTTACCGCTCTCGTCGTGTACTAGTAAATTTAGCTTTTCACCGTCGTAGCTATTATCGCCAGTATTCTTCCAGTCAATAGTGGTGTCAAGACCCGCGATCTCCTCAAGTTGCTCGTTACTCTGTATTTTTTTACGAGTAAACTTACTAGCCGGAACCCTATACGCAAGTTCAGATTTTGGACGATCCATACCATCTTGTATAGGTTTAAAGAAGAACGGGTAGTTTATTGATATAGGTACGACTTTATCCGTAAACATCTTCTTTGCATCGGCACCAGACTTAGAGAGTATCCCATATCTACTATCACTTGATATAGTGGCTAAGTTAACTGTTTCAGCTGATGACATAAACGAGAAACCTGAACGACGGTTTTTAAGGTAGCACATCCCATAGCATCTCTTATCAGCTTTACAGGCTTCCCAGAATATAAAGAACAGTCTGTTCGCCTCTCTAAAGTCTGGAGCTCCAACGTCAATTTTGCTCCATTGCAAGTACATGTAGTGTGTACCTGTTATGTATGTCGGTACGCCGTTATTTGTAAACCAGAATCCTTCTTCTCTACGTTTGAATTCTTCGTCAATATAGTCGTACCACTTCTCTTTCTGTTCGTCTGGATAATTCCTCCAGTCGAATATGTTTTTAATACGAGATAACTCTTTAGGATATTCTGCTTTAACCCACTTGTTCTTATCGTGCTTAAACACATCTTTAGGTGGTTTAGGTAAAGCTATCTTAAAACCCTGTATATCGTATATATCACCTATAACTCCATTATGCGAAAGAACTACTAAATCGTGCTCTTTGTTATAACCGTACTTCCACTTCCTACCTCTATTAAGTCTAGTAAGAGTAGTTTTCTTTACAGGTTCTATTATGTTATATAAAGTCTGCTCGTACATTATTTAGATCTACCCTCAGCAAAACCCTTAAATACTCTCTCTTTCTTTTCTTCAGGCGCTTTACCTTCTAAAAGATTTTCTTCTTCTTGGATTCTGTTTAATATCTCAAAGGCGTCAAAGATCGCAAGCTTTTTTGTGGCAGCGGCATTTTTAAGTCTATCAGCTGATATATCATCATCCGAATCAACAATAGCTTCTTTAGCTACTTTGATTAATTCCTCAACCGCTCTGTGCCCAGCTTGGATTATATTCTTCTTCGTCTCCTTGATATTCATATTTAATTGTAATAAATTGAGATGGTATTCGGTATAACCTTTTACCATCAATAACGAACTCACACTCTATATTAGGTCTAAAACCTATAAGAGAGTTTAGCCCTGCTCTGCCATCAGTATGTTTAACAATACCAACTAAAGGTTTTTCAGTTTCAACACTTAGTTTGCTATTGTCTTTAATAGGTTGTACAAAACAATAACCTCTAGGACATATCCATTCAGCGTCACGTTTGTACAAGAATATCTGATCGTGGTTTACAAGATACTTATTTTCTTTGTAGTATGATCTACTGTTCCTTTCCTTACCTTTTACATCGTGCCACCGCCTAAATACATTGAAGTGAACCACAACAGTATCACCTATTTGTATTTCTGTATCACCTATTTTTGGTACAGATGTAACTTTAGCTAATCTATTTACGTGCTCATGATTGTATACTTCAGTATTCAATATAAGCTCTTTATCGCCTACTTTAGTAGTATTGTTATATCTTTCACCTATAGGCTCTACAACAAAGTTGTAAAGCGATTGCATTAGTATTCTAAGTTATATTCTACAGATATAGCCATGTTTTTATTAAAATCTTTCCACGGTATAACTGTTTTGTTTTTTCTAATATATATAGAATACTTGTCAGTTTCTTCTAGTATATCACAAATCGTATGACCGCCATACACTTCCTGTCCAACAGAATAGTGCATAGCGTCATTTTTGTAATCTTTACCTATCGTGATCTTACGAATCAGATGGCTCATCTTCTTTATAGTTTATTACGCCTGTTTGAATATTAATATTATTCGTGCCGTAATTATTCTTAAACTTCTCTTGAATCTCAGTAAGCTTTTCGTTACCTTGAAACAAAGCGTGTAAAGCGTTATGCTTTTGCACTTCCATTGTACCGATGTCAAACTGTAGTTTGTTAATTGCTGAAACTACGTTTTGAAGTTCTTTTAACTCTTCTTCAGAGATCTTCTCTGGCTTTAGGTCTACGACCTTTTCTTTTTTCTTTTTTCCCATAATTAAATTAAATTAAAATTGTTTATTGTTTATTTACAAGTATTCATGCTAGATATTCTACCGCGATCTATTTGTATGCTTTTAAATGTAGAGCCATCATGGGTTACTTTGTAGTATCCATTGGCTAACTTATATTTATCGTTTTCTCTAGCTCTAGTGTAAAGTGTCGTGTTGGTTGTATAGCCACTAGCTGAACCAGCGTTATGGTAGTAAGTTTGGTTAACCGCTTCTGATGTACCGCATGTGCTATTGTGCGATGTCTCGCCGGTTTCAATAGAACCAGTTATAGCATGAAAGCCTTTTGCGGCTATAACTTCTTTTCTACGTTGTATTTTTACACCTTTATTTTTACCTCTCGCTTGAGCTGAAGTATTAGCGTTACCTAGTGCCATTAAAATCCAAAGTAAGCAATTATCCCACCAGCACCTTCTACGTTAGCTAATGAAACCGCAGTCCATCTACCGTATAAAGTAGTACCATCTGCAATTGTAACAGAA